GAAGCGCAGTATTTAAGATTGGAAAGACTAGCGCCGGATCTGACGCGTTAGTAGAAGCAGCCGAAGGATTACGCGACGGTTTTAGTGTCGGTATTGACGTAGATAAGTGGTCTGCTAAAGACGGTGTAATGGTAATTACTGCCAGCACGTTAGTTGAAGTTTCGCTAGTTGAAAGCCCTGCAATCGACAGCGCAAGAGTTTCTGAGGTTGCTGCCTCAGATGATCCAAACACAGAAAAGGAAGGGTCAGAAATGATCGATACTCCAGAAGTTGCCGCTGATACTGAGGTATCGGTAGAGGCAGCAGAAGTTAAGGCAGCAGCGCCCGTTGCTCAGCCATTAACTTACGCACGACCACGTTCTCCAATCGTGGACAAAGCTACATACTTGGAACACTCAGTACGCGCAAAATTGGGTAACGAGGATTCTCGCCAATTCGTAGCGTTTGCTGATGACACTACAAGCAATAACGCTGGTTTGATTCCAACACGTCAGCTAACAGAGATTATCAACCCTCTATCAAACGCTGATCGTCCAATGATCGACGCGATCTCTCGTGGCGCATTACCTGACGCAGGTATGAGCTTTGAGATTCCAAAGATCACAGCAGTACCAACTGTTGCAGACATAAACGAAGCCGATCCAATTACCGAAACAGGTATGACAAACTCTTTCATAACTGTAAACGTCAACAAGTATGCAGGTGGACAGACTTTCTCAGTAGAATTACTAGATCGCTCAAACCCAGTATTCTTTACTGAATTGGTAAAGCAAATGGAGTTTGCATACGCTAAGGCCACAGACGCTTTCGTAGCAAACAAGATCCAAATTGACGGAACACTCAACGCAAGTGCGCAAGACAATGACAAAGAAGGTATTGTAGCTTATGTAGCAAGTGCCTCAGCTGCCGTTTATGCAGCTTCTCTTGGCTTTGCTCGTAACTTGGTAGTCACACCTGACCAATGGGCAAACATTATGGGATACAACGACGCAGGTCGTCCAATCTACACAGCTTCACAGCCACAAAACGCTGCTGGTGCTGTAAGCCCAACAAGCCTACGCGGAAACGTATTAGGGTTGGATCTGTATGTAGATCGTAACTTTACAGGCTCAGGCGGTGTTGGTACTGCTGACTATTCAATGGTCGTAGTAAACCCAGACGCTTACACCTGGTACGAATCTCCACGTATTCGCCTACAAACCAACGTTGCCCTAAATGGTCAGATCGAGGTTTCATACTACGGATATGGCGCACTAGCAACCAAGATCGCTGCTGGCGCAAACTGGTTCAACCTAACCTGATAAGTAACACAAACTAGATCGAGGGGTGGGCGTGTTCTCCCGAGCGCTCACCTCTCATTAAAGGAGTAGATATGCCGTCAATAATCACAGCCACACAGCTGCGATCTGTTCTTGGCGTATCCTCATCACTTTACAACGACGCATATTTAGATCAAATAATTGATACAGCCGAGGCAGTTATTCTGCCTATGCTAGAAAAATATGCTTCCCCAATCGGGAGTACTAAACTTTTAGATAACAAAGCAATCTTTACTACTGTTGGCGAAAACCTATTTAGTGCTGGTCAATCGGTAGTTATTACAGGTTGTGGCTCACCTTACAATGGCACTCGCACGATCTTAGATGATGATAATTTAGGCGAGTATTCGTTTGCTGCTGCGATCACAAACGCCGATATTAACGAAGCAAACGTAATCCCAAGTGGTCTAGCCACCCTATCGGGAGCTTCTACTTATGTAGGCAACGACGCAATAGAGTCCGCAGTTTATGTCGTAAGCACCGAGGTATTCCAATCACGCACCGCAGCTGGTGGTCAGATCGAGGGCGTGGACTTTGCACCAACACCGTTTCGTATGGGTAGAAGTCTTGTCAATCGTGTCCAGGCTCTACTAGCGCCGTTCATTGATGTCGAGACATTATGCCAATAAGCACTACTCGCACAGCCCTAGAGACTGCCCTAAGCGGTATTCCAGCCAATGTTTACAATTCTGTACCTGAGTCGGTAATACCACCTGCAATAGTTATTGTGCCTGACAGCCCATACATTGAGTTCGAGACAATAAGCAAAGCTACAATCAGGTGCAAATTAAACTTTACTATTACCGTTGCAGTTAGTTATTACAGCAACGAAGCAGCGCTAGATAACCTAGAGACGTTGCTACTTTTAGTCTTAGCAGCTCTGCCTGCTAATTATGTAGTTGGGGCAGTAGATCGCCCGTCAATTACGCAAGTCGGTGCGAGTGACTTACTCGTAGCTGATTTTAATGTATCAACCTACTACACAAACTAGGAAGCAATATGGCAACAACAGTAATAACAGGCAGAGACATCACTCTATCTTTTACAGGTGGTACTGATATTGAAGCACAAGCAACAAGCGCAGTATTGACCAAAGTTAATGAGCGTCAATCATACGAAACACTAGACGGAACAGCTTACAAAACTACTAACACTACTGGTACTTTCGTACTTGAGATGTTGGCAGACTGGGGCAAAACTAGCTCAGTATGTGAAGCTCTTTACTCAGTAGCAGAATCCGCACCTGACACACCAATATCAGTAACTATGACAACAGCCACAGGCGCTTCGTTTGTCTTTGGCATATTCCCAGAGTTTGCTTCTGCTGGCGGTTCAGGCGTAGACGCACAGACAGTTACTTACAACTTCACAGTAGACCGTGGAATTGTTACAGAGACCTTTAGCTAAATAAATACAATCGGGAGAACACAATGAAACTAAATATCAAGATAACTACAAACGCAGGTGACCAGGCTACTTACACAGCCCAACCGCCTGAGTGGCGCAAGTGGGAATTAGAAACTGGTCAAAAGATCAGCAAAGATCCTTCACTAGGTATTAGCGATCTTATGTTTTTGGCTTATCACGCTATGAAGCGCGAAAATCCAAACAAGGCACAGATCAGCCTGGATAACTGGTGTAACTTGGTTGCAGATATTGAGATAGAGGAAACAGCGATAAACCCCACCCAAGCGGTAGCCTCAGCCGACTAATAGTCGAACTAGCTATCGCAACACAGATCCCTATGCAGTATTGGGATACAGCTGAGGATATTGCAACGGCACTAGAGATACTTAAGGAGCGTAATGGCAGACGTTAAAGTCGAGTATGACAAAGCCGACCTACGCCAAATCCTTAAATCCTTCAAGGCTATGGACGAGGAAGCAGTAGAGCAATCTAAGAAGTTATCTGCTGAGTTGGCTGAGTATGCTGCTGATCAAATTAAGTCTGCTGCTAGACGTAATAACAAATACCCTAAAGGATCTATCAAAGTTGCTGAGGGTGTTCGTATTGCTAAGTCCAGCAAGATCGGTGAGTTTAAGTATGGTTTTGCTAGTCAAAAGTTAAGTGGTGGTGGTAATACTACCGACATACTTTATGGTTTAGAGTTTGGATCTAGGCGTTACAAACAATTCCCTGGCAGATCGCCAAACAGAGGTCGTGGTAATGCTGGCTACTTTATCTACTCAACGTTAAGAAAAGAACAGCCTGAACTTATTAACAAGTGGGAAAAGGGCTTCAAACAGATTACGGATAAATACTAATGGCTGGCAATCGTACTCTTAAACTATCTATCCTTGCTGATACAGCAGATTTAGTTAAAGGCTTAAAGACAGCCGAAAATGAAACCCAATCTAGTAGCGGTCGTATTGGTAATGCCTTTGCAGCGGTTGGTAAAGCAGCTGCCGTAGCTGGTGCTGCCGTTGCAGCCTATGGCGTTAAATTAGCAGTAGACGGCGTTAAGGCTGCTATTGAGGACGAACAAGCCCAGGTTAAACTAGCCGGATCTTTACAGCGTGTTACTAAAGCTACTGATGATCAGATCGCAGCAGTTGAAAAGCAAATAACCGTTACTGCACTTGCGACAGGCGTTGCAGATGATGAACTACGCCCTGCGTTAGATCGCTTAACTAGATCTACTAAGAACATTGAGCAATCTCAAAAACTATTAAACTTAGCCCTAGACATTAGCCGAGGTAGCGGCAAGAGTTTGGAATCTGTTACTAATGCTTTATCTAAATCCTTTGAGGGTCAGAATACAGCTTTAGGTAAATTAGGTGTCGGTATCTCAGCTGCACAATTAAAGACTATGAGCTTTGATGACATAACTAAGCAACTAGCTAATACTTTTGAGGGTGCTGCTGCTGAATCTGCTGAAACCTTTGCAGGCAAAACAGCCAGGTTACAGGTTGCCTTTGATGAGGCTAAAGAATCAATAGGCGCAGCTTTATTGCCAATCTTGACTCGTTTGTTTGATTTTATTAACGAGTTTTTAGTGCCAATCTTTGACCGCTTTAGTGGCGATACATCTGCTCTTGGTAATAACATTAAGAACTTCTTGACACCTATTCTAAATACTTTGCGGTCTGCCTATGAAAAGATCAGCACAGCAGTTAGAGAAAACGCTGACGAATATCGTCCACTAATTGACCTGCTTAAATCTTTGGCTAACTTTGTTAAGGGTACAGTTGCACCGATATTAGTTGATGTATTAGGTGCAGCCTTTAGGGGCATAGTCAATACAGTTATCTTTTTAATTGACAAGATAGGCGATCTAATCCAGTTATTTGCTAGATTAGGTAATGCTATTAAGAACTCACCACTAGGTAAACTAGGCGCTGGTATTGCAGACATCTTTACAGGTGGACGCAAAAGCGGATTAAGCCTAAATGAATTAGAGAGTGGATCTGCTCGCGGTGGCTTAATATCTCAATCGTTTACCGATCAGTTAGCAGAATCTTTAGCAGCTCCCGTTGCAGGTGTCTTATCACCAATTACAGAGGAGTTTAAGCGTAATGTAATTGGTCTAGTACCTGGCAATCCTAACGGCGTAAACAATGCTTGGATCGAATCTCTTAAAGACTCAGTAGGCTTTTTAATGGGTCAAGAAGGTGGGTTTGGTTTATTTAATGCCCAAGGTCAATTAACAGGCGGTAGCAATCCTGGCGGTATTCGCAACATACCTGGATCTGTAACTATCAACGTAAATGCGCCTAGCGTAATTGACGAAGAAGGTTTTGCTAGAGCAGTTGGAACTGCTTTAAGTAATGCAACAGCTAGAGCAGGTACAATACAAACCACGCCAAACTTTGCAGTCTAATGCCAGCGTACACACCTAATCCAGCCGTACTAATTGACGGAGTAACTTACACAGGCGACACGCTTAATGGTGTAAGCATTACTACTGGGCGCACAAGTGTTGATGAACAGCCACGCGCAGGATATTGCACAATTACTTTAATTACGTTTAATAATGATATTCCCGTAGTTGAGATAGATCACTCAGTACAGGTAGAAATAGATGATACAACTGGCACGCCTGTAATTATCTTTGCAGGCTTTGTTTCAGATGTAGA